ATCAAGCTCTCCTAGTGCCCTATTCTCCTTGATGAACTTCTGATAGTTTCTGACCTCACGATCAAGAACGGCTATTGGATATATTCTTCCGTTCTGATTTAGAGTGTTGGCTTTCTGTAGAATTCCCCTTAGAACGATTCTTCCCCCATTTAATTTCTTAGACTCCTCGATCATCTCTTTGGAGTACTCAAATGGGCGCCACTCTGTTAGAAGTTTCATGCTATCAGACATTTTTATTCTCCATTAGCTCGTCGCAGAGCTGAGCAACAGTTAGGAATTTTGCAATATTGCTGTCAGAGGTGTCTGACTCATTGAGACTCTCAAGAAGAGAAACTGCCTGCGGGATTTTTGAGGAAACGTGCTTGCTATCACACTGTGTACTATATGACTTAAGCGATAACAGAGCTGATGCCTTCTGCTCACTCATTGTCTGCATCACCTTCTCTTTGTCTGACTCAAAAACAACAGTCCTGATAAGATCTCTCTGCTTTTCGTTAAGACTGTCAAACTTCTTGTTAAATGAACCTCTCATGATCTTTACAGTCAAGTCATTAATATTTGGAGTCTTCATCTCCTCAATAATAGGTGTGGACTTTGGAGTTAAGAGCCACTCATGGAGTTTTGACTCATATTGGACTCTTCTCATCACATCTGGATACGAGCTTCTCCACTCCTCCATCAGCGTGTGAATTGTAGCGAGAAGCTTATAGTTCTTGACAGGTGTCATATAGAACTTATCTCTTCCGAACACTCTATTGATCTCATTTACTAGACCTGACTTCTCTCTCCTAAGCTTTGCTAGGTCATAGTTTGAAGAGGCCATTTTAGTCTCCTCCAGAATTCGAGAAGCCAGAGCCTCAGACCCCACATGTGTCTGAACAAGAGCGTTAAAGAGCCTGTACTCCTTGTAGAGCTCAGTTCCAGGAGCAAAATAAGACTTAATTATCTTTAGAGCCTTGTCAGCAGTCTCCTGGTCTCTCTCGACAGTTGCGCGGGACACTGTGAAGACAAGCTGCTCATAGACGATTCCGACATTTCTTTTTTTATTGTGTCCCTTACTCATCTGATGCTTTTCTCCTGAGGCTTTCCAGGTCGATGTCAACGAGATCGTTGCTATCTGCCTCTTTAAGTATCAACGGCTTATCATTTTTTACAGTGGCCGAGTACTTATCTAGGACTCTTTTAATATCACTGTTCATGGATTTTCTCTGAGACATCTTTCTGTCAATGAAGTCAGACATGGGGCTTCTCCTTCCAGAAGAGGTCTCTCCTAGCCCAAATCCACTCATATTTCCTACTCCTGTTGGATCTCTAAAAGTGCTCTGGGCATTGCCAAGACCTGTCATTTTTCTAAAATTAGGAGATACAGGACCGACTGTGGGTATATGATGGTCGGTTCCACTTCTTGACCTGCTTGGTCTGATCTTTATATCCTTCCCAAACATATTGGTTACAGTCCTCTCGGGTCTCAGGGGCGCTAATCCATCTAGTCCAAGAGATGTAACGTCTGGGATTGAAATTTCATCATCCTCATCTTCAGGAACTTCATTATCATAGTCTAAGAATTCAGTGGATCTAGACGGTGCCGCTGTGAGGAGCTGCTCACCCGTCCGAATGTCTCCGGCAAATAGGCTCTCAAGGCCTCCACCTCCTGTATCGGATCCTATATCTCCTCCCGTATCACCGCCGGTATCACCTCCTGAAGCGGATGAGGATGATGAGCTCGAATCAGATCCCTCCTTCTCAGTTCCCACTGCCTCGATGGCGGCATCCTCCTTCTTATCCTTCTCCCTCTCGGACTTGATGGACTCAATCTCCTGATCGGTTAGCTCGAGAATATTCTTTCTAATCCATCTCCTGCTCACAAGACCCTCAGGAGCGGTGCCTGCGATCTCGAACTTTGACTTAATGAGCTCAAGCTTCTGTTGCTGAGCAATCGAGGAGGGATTCGAGAGCTTGAGGGAGAAGTCCATTAAATCATCTCCCTCATATCCGTGTGAGTAGAGATGAATCATAGCAAGCTTATTAAGCTCAGATAGAATAGTCTTCTGTATTCTCGTAATCGATCTAGAGAATCGTATGTCCTCCTGCGCCAATGTGGCCTTTGCTCCTGTGTCCTCATCATATCCAAGGTATGCCTTTGGAATCTTGAGTGCGGCAAAGAGCTTTTTCTGAATGTACTGGACGTCCTCTATTGCAGAAGTATTTTGTCCTCCTGCCAGTGTATCAATCTTTGTTCCTGTCTCACCTCCGCGGACAGGAAGGAAATAGTCCTGGTCCACAGCCATTGGATTATATCTGAGATCTACTTTTCCATCTCTCTTATCGAGAATTGGATTTCGCTTAAGAGATGTCTGCGCCTGCTCCAAGTAGTTTGCAACCTCTTCCGGAGGCACATTTCCAACATCAATGTAGAAGACTCTTCTCTCAGGCGCGCGAATAACTCGGTACACAAGCATTGCGTCTTCAATCAGAATGAGCTGCCTCCAAATTCTACGAGCAGCCTCAAGGACAGATGATCCATAAGGAAGGAATGCGTCATTTCCAAGCAGCCTAAAGTGTGTAACCTGCCAGTTCTCAAGCATCTGATTGCCCTGAGTTATCCAGCGGTACCTAACTGCCATTGGATCAGAAGGATCAAATCCCTCCTCACGTTCAATCTCTGATATTGAGATTGGAATACAATTTATAACTCCATACTCAGGAGAGACATCATTGAAAAGGAAGAAGTCACCGTACTTACAGAGATTTCTAACCCACATAACGAGATTAAACTCAACATTTAGCGTATCATAAAAAAGATTTTCAAGAATTTCTTGAATCTTTCTATTATCAGAGTATATGTGCAAGATCTTTCCATCAGCGCTGGGTGAGACGGTCTCCTCAGCGTATATGTCAAGTGCTGAGGCGATCTCCGGAGTATTGTGAACAATAATACTGTCTGTTGCATAGTTCTTGTAGCCATCAACAGTAAGGTCATAGAGATCAATCACACCATAAGATTCAATCGAAACAACTTTGTGATTGTGGAAATTGTCCTTAAAATCTGACCAGCTCTTATATCCTGCAGATTTTACTCTATTGAGAATTTTTATTGGTGTTGTGTTTAGCTCAGCTGCTATTCTCTTGGAGCTTTGGCCCTTAAATGCATCACAAATCATTTGAAAAGTTAGAGACGCATCGTACCTTGGGTTCTTACTTCCTGAGTTATCCCATCCGTTATTTCTCCATTCACTATCATACGCTTTTGCAAAAGTCTCAAAGCTACTAAATCCATTCTCCTTAAGACGTCTTCCGATCACATTAAAATCACAGTCAAGAACTCTAGAGACATTGTAAAGATTAAAGCCATCACGATCACAGACCTGAAGTATTTTGGGAAATGTTACATCATGTCGTCTAGCAGGATTATTATTCTTCATGAACTCCGAGTGTCTCTTTTTAAATTCAGATATCCACGCGGAGTTAGACTCATCCCACTTTTTTCCATTAATAATTGTTGTGTGATAGTTCCTATGATCTTCCGCACTCATTATTTGAAGATTTTCAGGTCTATTGTCCCACTTTTTAAAGTTCTTGTGGTGTACGACCTCATCTTCAGTTATTTTTCTACCTGAAATCCACTCAGCAATGAGTCTGTGCTCAGGAACCCAGCCATTCTTTACTTTTGATGACTCGACATCCATAGTGTATATCCAACGATATCCCTCTGATGTTTCTCTTTTTCCTCTATCAGCGAATAGATCTCTTCGATAGAATGGCATCATAGAGTCACCAACTTTAAGTTCCTGGACTTCACAGTAAGTTCCATCTCGACGCATGACTCTGTGATCTGGAGTTGCAATTAAGACTTTGCCGCTGTCAAATGTCACTTTGTATGACATTGCAGTAGTTGTCTTTCTTGCCTGCTTTCCTAGAGAAGGAACTATCTGGCACTTTTCGTGGTCATATGAGTACACAATAAATGTGTCCTCTGGGCCGTACCGCTTAGCTAGTTCTTGAATCTCCACGTATCCATCAGGCGTTGCGATAAGAGTGTCACCGGAAATACATGATTCCATTTCACTGAAATCTGAGTACCTCGACATCCTATCGAAAGCACCGTATGCAGACAGTGTGCTATTGTAGACATCGCTGTGTGCCGCCTTAAAAACCTCTAGAGCAGTTGAAACTGTTCCTGTCTTCTGACCCATTCCCTTGACACGACGACGAATAATAGGTCCGGATCTAAACAGCTTTGTTAGACGTCCAAAGAGATTTTTATTATATTTTTCTACCATTCTTCTACCTAGGTGATTCGAACCGTGAAATTATAGGGTAATTAGGCAATCAATAAACTTGATCACCTAAGCAGCCACGAAGTATCACCGTACGCAGGATTGCTTCCTGAGAGATGAGGCTCGAGCATATCATGTGCCATATAGGGCTTAAATGGATTAAAAACTCTACCTGCCCATGGACTTATAATTGACTCTTTGGGTGTCGAGTTTACAGCGAACCCAGAAAGCATCGCCTTATTTAAGTCTTTGGTTGTGTTATTTTTTACAGGAGAGGCATCATAAAGCCAGACGCCTATTGCAAGAGACATAACAAGATCATCAGTCTTTCCTTTTTGAGCCTGCGCTTTAGATCCTGTCCAGATAAACGTCTTTAGCTCCTGGTAAAGTCTTGATGAGTAAATCTTTATTGCCTTATTTCTAATTACTTCCTCTAATTTTGTAAGAATCTGTGCTCGACTCTGACCTGATGTTGTGAAACCTGCTTTTGCTATATCGGTCTCACCAGAGCTATACATTGAGTTAAATTTGTCTTTCTCACTCTTAAAGTAGAGATTTTTGTATCCTAGATCCCGAAGCTTCATGTTAACAGCGTAGCCATATGTGTTGCTCTCTGGGCAGATGAGAGCGTTGTTATATCGCTTTCCTGCTTCAGAGAGAAGAACAGCAAATTGGTCAGGTGGGACTTTTCCTTTAAATTCTGCAACAACCTCAGACTCATCAGTATCTATAACGTGAAAAGCTGAGTAGTCTGCTGAGTCACCTCTGGCAACGTCTGCGGATATGACATACTTGTGCTCGGACAAAGCGTACTTCCAGACCCAAACGGACATCTCAGGTCCCCACCTCTCAATAGGGCTTCTTATTGAGAAGCTTAAGCTCTGTATGTCCTCATTGCTGAAGTACGTGTCTCCGGATGAGGAGAAGTCACAGAGTAGCTCCTGGGCTATTTGCTTATCAGTAAAATTCCTACACTCATTCTCAAACCACGTCTGATCATGGTCAGGATGGACATCCCATGGAAGCTTAATTGGATTGAACTCGTTCTTCTTTTCCTCAGCCTTTACCCACAGGTCATAGTATTGTCCACCCATTCCGTTTGGAGTAGATAAAACTATTGCTCGACCGCCTGTTGAGAGGGTGGGATATAGTGACGTCCACAGAGTGTCAAAGTTTCGAACGAAAGCTGCCTCGTCAATGATTAGAAGAGACAGTGCTTCTGATCGACCAGCATCCTCTGATGTTGGAATGGCCTTTATGGATGAGCCATTGCTCAGCTCAACGGCCTGCCTGTTATCGATATTCATCTCAGGTATGAGGAGCCACGTGGGCATTGACCTGAGAGCTACCTTCACCTTTTTGATGAAGTTCTGTGCAACTGCGAGGCGCGTCGCAATAATCAGAATGTTCTTATCCTTGTAGAAGGCGGCTAGCCACACAGCATAAGCGGCAGCAAGCGTGGATATTCCAAGCTGACGAGACTTTAGAATAATGTTAAATCTGTGCTTGAGGAAATCATTAACACAGTCATCCTGGAAGGGATACGTTGTGAATGGTATAAGCCCTTTTGTTGGATGCTGTATCTTTATGTACTTGTTAATGAAGTAGACGGGATCTTTTCCGCACCGAACAATTTCTTTTATCTGAGCCTGCTTGGAGGTTATTGACATCTAGCAAGTATATCAAACTATCTCTAGAGTGTGAACTCTCCTGTAATAGGCGACTTTTCTCATTGACAGTGCAGACACAAGCTCAACGCT